GACCACACAAAAAAGCGTATGGGGGGTGTCCTATGGGTGCCCCCTATTTTTGCGTGTACTTTTTGTCGTCGTTCGTATCCACCCCCATTTCCAAAATAAAAAAATACCTTGGGGGTCATACATACGTCATACTGTTGTATTTAGGACACACATATGATTTATTTTAGCCTTACCTCTTGAAATCGACTTGCCTCGTCCTATATGTACGAAGTACACTACTTAAGAATTACAATAGAACAGTACATTATTGATTAATACATTATGTACAATATCGACTTGCTACTAAAGAAATACTTAAGAATACTAATAATTCTTTGTAATAAATACAATAAGTTACAAGATTCTTAAGAAAATACTTAAGTGTGCCCCTTGACAAATCAAAATTATTCACTATATGGGTCAGTACGACTAGATTTTTTGTGTAACTAGTACCTTCCCATCTTTTTTTGTAACCAGAAGCGCGTAGTTTGACACAAAACTAGCTTTTCGTAAAGAAACGTGAGAAATATGGCACGTAAACCTTCCAAAGGCACTCTACAGTACAGTAAACCTGTTGCTAAGTACGTTAGACAGGCTGTGCAAGATGGTGTGCAGATCAAAGATATAATCGCTACGATCAACAAGCGTTTTCAGAACGCCCCACGTAACAACGCTATGTTTTACAAGTTGTATGGTGAGGACGTTGCTGAAGCACGAGCTGATATAACGGCGAAGGTTGGTAACGTAGTAGTCCAACAAGCTCTTGAGGGTCACTTCCCTTCACAGGAGCTTTTCTTGCGTTCTAAGTCTGGTTGGAGTCCGAAAGAGACACAGCAGACAGAGGAGATCAGTGGCGATCCCGAAGAGTCTAGCTCTGCCATTGATTCCCTTATGAAGCTACTTGGTAAAGAAGTCCCCGACGACGACTACCACGATGGTGATTAATCAACCACAGATAACTGCAGATGTCCTACGAGACCTTAGTTCTGAGGAACTTGCTCGCATTCTCCACGAGTTGGGCCCAGCGCAAGCTGACGAGCTTAAACATACGTGGGAGTTCTGGGCAAGGAAAGACCAACTAGAACCAAAGGGTGACTGGGACTACTGGATATTCAATGCGGGTCGTGGAGCGGGTAAGACCAGATCAGGAGCTGAGTGGGTGCGGCACAAGGTAAAGCAGGGCTTAAAGCGTATTGCTTGTGTAGCACCAACTAAGGGCGACATTAGACGTGTTATGGTAGAGGGTGAGTCAGGTCTTCTTAACGTATGTTGGGAACATGACAAGACCTACCGCGGAGCTAAGATGGGTTATCCTATCTGGGCACCTACCAATAACACACTATCATGGGAGAATGGGGCTAAAGTAGAGTTCTTCTCCGCAGAAGACCCAGAGCGTCTACGTGGACCGCAGTTCCATGCGGCTTGGGCAGACGAAGTAGCAGCTTGGCGCAACCAACAAGATGTATGGGATATGCTACAGTTCACACTTCGTCTAGGGCGTAAGCCAGTGGTAATGGTGACCACAACACCAAAGCCAACAAAACTGATGAGATACCTTCTTAAGAGTGACCGTAGTCATGTAACCAACGGTTCTACTTTTGATAATGCTAAGAACTTGGCTACACCATTTCTTGAGGGCATCAAGAAAGAGTACGAGGGAACTCGACTTGGTAGACAAGAACTCTACGCTGAGATGCTTGAAGAGGCTGACGGAGCCCTTTGGACAACAGAGGTGCTTGACGCAGCAGAGATAGAACCTAAAGACGTACCAGAACTAAATCGCATTGTAGTGGCTATAGACCCTGCCGTAACCGCAAATGCTGAGTCAGACATGACTGGGATTGTAGTTGCTGGAATAGATGTGAATGGAACAGGATATGTCCTTGAAGATGCCACAGATCGGTACAGCCCTGCTGAATGGGCAGCGAAAGCTATCTCGCTATACCAATCGTACAGTGCGGATCGGATTGTTGCGGAACGTAACCAAGGCGGTGAGATGGTTCGCAGAACACTTGAGGCGGAGGATGAAACAGTTCCTATCCGCCTTGTACATGCTTCTAGAGGAAAAATGGCTCGTGCTGAGCCTATCTCTGCACTATATGAAAGAGGTAAAGTCAAGCATGTGCGCGGCTTGGACGAGCTGGAGACGCAAATGAGAACATGGGAACCTCTAGGCTCTATTGGTTCCCCCGATAGGCTCGATGCATGTGTATGGGCCTTAACTGACCTAATGTTAAATGGAGTAACGAACCCAACACTTCGCCTCTCCTACGCAGACGCTAAAGGTCTAAATCAGATTTACTTAGGATAACACATGAAAAAGCTAAGCGAAGAGTTGGGCAAGATCGAGATCGGTATTGGTGGTACTAATACCAAGGATGGTACAATACGTGCTGACGAGTTCATCCCAGAACTGCGAGGCAAACGTGCCATTAAGAAGTATCGTGAGATGCGTGACAACGATAGTACTGTTGGCGCAATCATGTATGCCACTGAGCAAGTACTACGAGATGTCGATTATTATGTAGAACCTGCTAACGATACGCCTGAAGCACAACGTGAGGCTGACTTTGTTAAGGGCGTTTTGGAGGATATGGAACACACGTTAGACGATCACATTGCAGAAGCACTGTCACACTTGACATTTGGCTTCTCTTTGTTTGAGGTAGTCTATAAACGTAGACGTGGACCAGACTTCAGAAGTGGCAAGAAACACTCTAAATATACAGACGGTCGTATCGGAGTACGCAAACTTGCATCTCGCGCACAATGGACGATTGAGCGGTTTGATGTCGATAAGACAACAGGAGATGTCTTGGGTGTCCGACAGGAGCAATCCTTCGGATCTAAGTCAATTTACATACCATCTACAAAAATGGTACACTACAGAACGACGAACACGAACAATGACCCATCTGGACGCTCTATCCTACGGAACGCATACTCTTCTTACCAATATCTTAAGAACCTGCAAAACGTTGAAGCAGTAGCAGTAGAACGAGAATTACATGGTATCCCTGTCGGTAGAATCTCAGCAGAATATCTCAGTCCTGACGCTACTGCAGATCAGGCCTCCGTCAGATCGCAAATGGAGAAAGTCCTACGTGATCTCAAGTTTAATGAGCAAGGATACGCACTTCTACCCTCGGACGTTTATAGAGATGCAGAGGGCCGCCCAACGAACCAAAGAATTGTGGACATCGAGCTCATCTCAAGTAACGGTACTCGCAATATAGATATACACCCGATCATTCAGCGTTATCAGCACGACATAGCTCGTTCTGTTATGGCTGAGTTTTTAATGTTAGGTGCAGGGCAAAATGGATCGTATGCTCTGTCTAAGTCCAAGACAGACTTATTCTTACGCTCTATGGAGTCCTACATCAACTCTATCTTCGATGTTCTTAATAAACAGCTCATCGAAACCCTTTGGCAGATTAACGGTCTAAACTATGACTTGATGCCGAAGGTTTGTGCAGGAGACGTTGCACCTCACGATCTACGTGAGCTAGGTAGCTACCTCCGTAACTTGAATGGGGCAAACATTGATCTATCGGGTCAAAAGGACATCGTAAACGCCCTTCTTCACAACGCAGAACTGCCAACCTTGAAGGATGATGAATAATGGCAACTATCGCAGACCGCGTGTTCGACAACGGATTGACCGTTCTAGACACAGAAGCTAACCGCATTGACGTTACTACGCAAGAAGCAACGACATACGCGGAAGCTACATCTACATACACAAAAGGTAACTCTACCTCGCTTTCTATCGGTGCCCCTGCGGACCGCTCTGGTGGTGGTCGTAAAGTGACCGTAGCAGCTATCACAGATGGTTCTATCGACGGAACTGGTACAGTGACGCACTATGCTATTACAGATACTGCAAACTCACGTTTGCTGGTGACTGGTACTCTGACAGCATCTCAGTCTGTTACTAACGGCAACACCTTTACACTAGCGTCTTTTGACATTGGGATTCCTGATCCAGCATAAGGATTGAACTATGGCTCTTGTTGTAGCTGACAGAGTTAAGGAGACTACCTCAACGACTGGAACTGGTGCTTACTCCCTAGCGGGAGCTGAGGACTCGTTTCAGGCGTTTGGGGATGTTCTCTCTAACTCAGACACCACATATTATGCCATTACTGATGGTACATACTGGGAGGTCGGTGTTGGTACTTATACATCCTCCACTGACACACTTGCGCGTACCACAATCCTAGAGAGTTCTAACAGCGATGCTGCTGTCAACTGGACTGCGGGTGAGAAGCAGATCTTTGCCACTATGCCAGCCGAGAAGGTTGTGTATAAGGATGCAAACGGAAGCTTACCCAATACGGACGTAGACGGAACCCTTACTGCCAGTAACCTTGTAATTTCTGATAAGATTACACATGAAGGTGATACTAACAGTTATCTACAGTTTAACGCTAACGATCAGTTTAGGGTTGTAGTTAACAATCAAGAGGAGCTTCATGTAAGTTCAACTGGTCTTCAGGTTCAGAGTAAGATCGCTCATACGGCTGACACCGATACTAACATTGAGTTCGGAACTGATGAGATCAGTCTAAACGCAGGTGGTACGGATCGTCTTTCTGTAACCACTTCTGGTGCTACTGTCACTGGCAACCTTGCGGTAACAGGCACAGTCGATGGGGTGGACATTGCTGCCCGCGATGGAACGCTAACGAGTACCACAACAACAGCTAACGCTGCGCTGCCTAAAGCTGGTGGCACAATGACAGGTGCTATCCGTCTTGATCAAGATGATAAAACAGGTAGCGGGAGTACACTTACCTTAGACCTTGCTGCTGCTAATAACTTTAAGATTAGCATGACAGCAGACACCACTCTTGCATTCAGCAACAAAAATGCTGGTCTTGGAGGTAATTTAATCTTTGTACAAGACGCAACAGGTGGACATGAGTTTACGCTACCCTCAGAGTGTAAAACTCCAGTTAACGGAGCAGCTATCGTACAAAACACAGGAGCTAACGAGATTTCTATCTTATCGTACTATGTATTAAGTAGTACTCAGATTCTCGTTAATTACATTGGCGACTTTGCGTAATGAAACAGTTTGGCTTCGACCAGAAGGTAGAGTTCAGTACTACAGTCTCGACCAGTCGTAACACTACGACTACCTTCAACACGTCTCGAAGCACTACAACTAACTTCAACACAAGCAAGTCAACCACGACTACCTTTAACACTTCTCGTGATACGACGACTGAGTATAACACCAGTCGTGACACTACGACCACATTTAATACTAGCCGTAGTACAACTACCACGTTCAATACTACGACTACCTTTAGTACAAGCCGAAGTACAGCTACTTCGCGTAGTACAACAACTACATTTGATACCAGCAGTACTTTTAGTACCAGCCGTAATACTAATACTACAAGGTCTACTACGACTACGTTTAACACTAGTAGTACCTTTAGTACCACGACAACCTTTTCTACAAGTAGAACCACTACGACGACCTTTAGTACTAGCCGTAGTACTACTACTACGTTTAACACTACGACGACCTTTAGTACGTCTAGAAGTACTTCTACGTCTAGGTCTACAACTACAACATTTAACACAAGCAGTACTTTTAGTACTTCTCGCTCTACTCAAACTAGCCGTAGTACTACCACTACGTTTAACACTACGACTACCTTTAGTACCTCTAGGAGTACTAGCCGTAGTACTACCACTACGTTTAATACCACGACTACCTTTAGTACCTCTAGGAGTACTAGCCGTAGTACTACCACTACGTTTAACACGAGTAGTACATTTAGTACCTCTCGGGCTACTAATACAAGTAAGTCAACAACTACGACTTTTGATACGTCTAAGTCAACAACTACGACTTTTGCTACAAGTACGAGCCGAAGTACTACTACGACATTCAATACGTCCAAAAGTACAACTACTACGTTTGACACAAGTAAAGACACTACGACTACCTTTAGTACCTCTAGGACTACTACAACTAGCTTTACAACTACGTTTTCTACTAGTAAGTCTACTACAACTACGTTTGACACAAGTAAAGACACTACGACTACGTTCTCTACAAGTAAAAGCACCACTACGACCTTCGCTACCAGTACCTCTCGTAGTACTACGACTACCTTTATTACCTCTAGGAGTACTACAACTACAGGAATTACTAGTAAGAGTACTACAACCACTTTTTCTACTAGTAAGAATACTACAACTACGTTTGACACCAGCTTTACCACTAGTTTTACCACTAGTTTTACCACTAGCTATAATACGACCTTTAATACTTCATTCCAGAACTATGTAGCTACTGACTACATGGCTGTTAATTATGTAGTAAATACAAGTCAAAGCACCTCACGTAATACTTCTAAAACTACGTCAAAGACTACATCAAGAACTACAAGCCGTAGTACTAGCAAAAGTACTACTACTACGTTTAATACCAGTAGGTCCACTACGACGAGCTTTAGTACGGCTAGGTCAACAACTACGACTTTCAATACATCTAAGTCTACTACTACGACATTTAACACGAATACGTCTCGTAGTACTACTACTACGTTTAATACCAGTAGAACCACTACGACGACATTCTCTACGTCTAAGAGTACTACGACGACATTTGACACCTCTCGGGGTACGAGTCGTGACACTACGACCACGTTTAATACTTCTCGCAGTACCACTACTACCTTTAGTACATCTAAGTCCACTACGACTACTTTTGCTACGTCTAAGTCTACTACCACTGTGTTCAATACGAACACTTCTCGCAGTACCACTACGACATTCAGTACGTCTAAGAGTACTACAACTACGTTTAGTACCACTACGACCTTTAATACTACGACTACCTTTAGTACCTCTAAGAGTACCACAACCACCTTTACTACTACGTTTAATACTACGAGTACCTTTAGTACGTCTAAGAGTACTACAACTACGTTTAACACTACGTTCAATACCACAAGTACCTTTAGTACGTCGAAGAGCACAACTACCACGTTCAATACTACGACGACCTTTAACACCACGACAACCTTTAGTACGTCGAAGAGTACCACGACGACATTCAATACAACTACTACGTTTAACACAAGTAGTACCTTTAGTACGTCTAGGAACACTACGACTACTTTTAATACAACTCGTGATACAACCACTACGTTCAATACTTCTCGTAGTACTAACACGACCACTACTTTTAGTACTTCTAAGAGTACGACTACGACCTTTTCTACTACAACTACGTTTGATACTACAACGACATTTAGTACTAGCAAAAACACCACTACTACGTTTAACACGACAACTACTTTTAATACGAGCAGTACCTTTAGTACGTCGAAATCTACTACTACGACATTCTCTACGTCTAAGACTACGACGACTACCTTCTTGACATCTAAGAGTACAGCTACTACATTCAGCACAAGCCGTAGTACTACAACGACCTTTAGCACAAGCTCTACGTTTACTACGACCTTTGCGACCTCGAAGACCACCACGACAACCTTCAATACGCAAAGGACAACAAGTTTCTATAACCCATCATAAGGACCCGACTCGATGGAAATGTTTGACCCTAAGTCAATGCAAGAACGTATTGGCGATATGCCTAAATCCCCCACCCTTCGTCACTTAGAGGATTGCGAGCGTCACTTTATTAAGGCATGTAAGAAGGTCGGTATAGAGTTCGCGTATGATGTAGTTGCTAATGAGTTGCCGTACTTTAAGACGTTTGGGTACACAGAGTATGCACACTGCTTTATGATGAACCCCCTGCAACAAGAGCTTCGGCTACAGCAATGGGAAGATGCTTACGCAGACGACATCAAGGCAGATTACAACTGGCCTCAGTACTTTAGCGACAACATTAACAATGCTACAGCTAACAAGTACTCGCATATCAAAGAGACATTACCTAGTGGACGAGTCTTCAAGAAACACCTTATAGCTCCTCTAGGTTCTAATAAGCTAAAACAGACGGTGTGTCTAAATAAGCTGATCTATATTAAGAACACGTATGGTTCAGCTAACGTCTGGTTTAAGCCTCACCCTCTGACAACACACGCACTTGTAGGAGAACTCAAAGACATCCTAGGTGATATTGTCCTAGATAGAGAAGAGAATCTCTACTGTCTTTTACAACGGTGTGAAACCTTACACACAACACACATGTCAGAGAGTGCTATCTACGGTGCTTGTCTTGATAAGAAGCTTGATCCTATTGATGTATATCAAGAAGCTTACAAAGGCTCTTTCTATCCTATCAATAAGCACCTGTTTACACAAGCTGATCCTAAGGCTTGGGTACAACGCGCACTAGCTTCTCCTAAGTGTGGTATCGTAAATCCGAAACTACAGGAAGACTGGAAGCAGCGCATAGATCAATACGTGGAGTATATGATGGACTTGAGAGAGTCCCGCAAGTACCACTTCATAGAGACAATACATGGGTATAAATACTAATGGCTACTATTGTAACAAGATCAGGTAAAGGTTCAGCTCTAACGCATACCGAAATGGATGCGAACTTTAATAACCTGAATACTGCTGCGGGTAAAGTTACCCACACTGTTTTCACTTCATCTGGAACTTGGTCAAAGCCCTCAGGTTGCACTCGCGTCAAAGTCACTGTCGTTGGAGGTGGTGGCTGTTCAGCATCGACATCCCTAAACTACTCAGGCGGTGGTGCGGGTGGTTGCGCGATTGAGATAATAGATAATCCATCAAGTTCTGTTACAGTCACCGTAGGGGCAGGGTTGACTACTCACTCCTTTGCTGCAGCAACAGCAGGTACATCATCATTTGGGACATATTGCTCCGCCACTGGTGGTGGTCGATATAACAGTGGCGGGACTTGGAAAGTTGGACTCGGTGGCTCTGGTTCTGGTGGAGACATCAACATGACAGGTGGTCAAGGGACTAATTACTACAATGACTCTCGTGCAGTCATGCCTGATACACCTGCGTTTATTAACGGGTATGGAACAGGTGGTGAAGGTGGCGGAGACGGTACAGATGGGATAGTAATAGTGGAGGAGTATTACTAATGGTTGATGTAGTTGTTAATCATGGTTTGGCAGCGGACATCTTTGACGTTGCACCTGATTTCCACCCCGATATCCTAGTGATTCGTAACTATACAGGTCAAGTAGAACTACAATGGGAGTGGGATGGAACCTCTTTCAATGAGCCAGACTACAACGCTGCAAAAGAAGAAGGAGTTCGCCTCCAACGTGACATGTTACTTTCTTCTGAAGTTGACCCTATAGTTTGTAACCCCTTGCGTTGGGCAGGCTTGACAACAGCGCAGCAAAACGCTTGGACACAATATCGCACTGACTTGCTGAACATTACTGATCAGTCAGGGTTTCCAGACAACGTAACTTGGCCCACAAAACCATAAGGTATTAGATGCTAAGCTTCGGCCCCCTCTCCTCAGCTCCCCTCTCAGCAGAAGAGGCCGTCCTATTTGCTACGGCTGATGTCAGTACAGGCTCGCCTAGCGTAGCTAACGCTACATTTACACAAGGTCATGAGCTAAGCACCGCTGCTATCTCAATTAACGGCCCAGATGTCCCTACCGTCAACATGGCGGAAGAAGAGACGCTCAATACCTCAGACGTTACGACCTACTCTGCTGTAGTTGATACAGCAACAATGTCTGAGGAAGAGACCCTAAGCACCTCGGATATTTCCACTGGTACACCTACGGTTGCTACGGCAACTATGTCCGAAGACGAGACCTTAAGTACCTCGGATATTTCCACTGGTACACCTACAGTCGCTAACGCGACTATGTCTGAGGAAGAGACCCTCAGCACCGCTGACATTTCCACTGGTACTCCTACTGTAGCTAACGCTACGATGAGTGAGGATGAAACCCTCAGTACCTCTGATGTCTCTACTGGCGCACCTACTGTGGCTAATGCCACAATGTCTGAGGAAGAGACCCTAAGCACCTCGGATATTTCCACTGGTACACCTAGCGTAGCTAATGCTACGATGTCAGAGGAAGAGACCTTAAGCACTTCGGACATTTCCACTGGTGCGGCTGTCGTAGACACAGCGACTGTGGCAGAGGACGAGGGACTTTCTACAGCTGATGTAGATACAGGTGCAGTCGTAGTTGGCACTGCCGACATCACTGAGAATAATGACCTAAGCACAGCTGATGTAGATGTAGGGGCAGTAGACCTTCCAACTGTCAACATGGCAGAGGACGAGACCTTTAGCACACCTGATGTGACTACAGGGGCACCTTCAGTCGCCAATGGTGACATGTCTGAAGAGGAGACCTTAAGTACCTCTGATGTGGACACAGGTGCTCCTTCAGTACCTACAGCTACAATGTCGGAAGAGGAGACACTAAGTACCTCTGATGTCACGCTAGGGGCACCTTCAGTAGCTAATGCTACGATGTCAGAAGAGGAAACCCTAAGTACCGCTGATGTGAGTGCAGGGACACCTACTGTAGCTCAAGTTACCTTTACACTGACTACTCCTTTAACTACTAGTGACGTAGATACAGGCACCCCAACCGTAGCTACAACTGCTATCTCTCAAGAGCATGGCTTTGATAGTAGTGACATAGACACTTCAGCCTCAGTTGTAGCTAATGCTACCATGTCTGAGGAAGAAACCTTAAGCACCTCTAATGTAGATACAGGTGCTCCAACCGTAGCTAACGCTACGATGTCAGAAGATGAAACCTTAAGTACTTCTGACGTTTCACTAGGAACTCCTTCCGTAGGACAACCTAGTGTTACTCAAGATCATGATCTTAGCACCTCTGACCTAGATTCTGGTACAATATTTGTTGATACCGTAGAAATAGATCAAGAACACCTCTTGACAACTGGGAATATTTCTCCTAATAACTTCGATGTCCCAACTGTCAACATGGCAGAAGAGGAGACGTTTAATACCTCTGATGTAACTACCTACTCAGCTGTTGTCGATACAGCAACATTTGGCCAAGGCCACGCCCTAGGTGGAGTTACAATAACTACAGGTGTTACGGATGTATCTGTAGTCACCATGTCAGAGGAAGAGACATTTACTACTGCCAATGTAAATGCTCAACCTGCTGTAGTCGATACCTCAGACTTCGGCCAAGGCTATAACTTCGACACAAGCAATGTAATCACTGGAGTCTTTGATGTAGGTACTTGTACTATGTCAGAGGAGGAAAGCTTCAGCGCACCTGAGCTAGTTTCTCAAGCTCCTGTCGTAGATAGCATCACACCAGTTCAAGAGCACGACTTAGCTGCAACTGGTGTGACTACAGGAACTCCTGTCGTAGATAGCGTAGAATACGCTGTGTCTGTCGCAAGGACGGTCTCTGTAGACCTATCAAAGACGGTTGTATCTACTGCTAATGTTATCAAGATCGACACAAACAACTCAGCAGCGTTGGCTACAACTAAGTCCAACTCTGTAGAACTTAAGAGAGTAAGCTAATGGCATTTGTCCTAAAGCAAAACGACACTTCCCCACAGATTCAGGCTACGCTTAAAGACTCTGACAATGCTGTGATTGATTTAACTGGAGCTACGGTCCGCTTTCACATGAAAGCTTATGGTGCAACTAGCACTAAGGTCGATGCTGCAGCTACAATCGTAGGCGATGCAGAGGATGGTGTAGTTAAGTACGCATGGCAGTCAGGGGACACTGACACAGTAGGAACCTACAACGCTGAGTTCGAGATTACATATGGAGATGGTAACGTAGAGACCTTTCCTAATGACAAGAACCTCACGATCGTAATCAAAGCGGAGTTAGCATAATGTCTTGGGAAAAGCAGTCATTTAAAGATAGCCCCCTGTCTATTGCACAGGGTGAAGTCTCTGGACACAGTTACATTAACAAGTTTGGTTATCGTAGTAACGTAGGTGGTAACAACAACTACTACGATATTACTGTAGGTGGGGCTTACAGCTTTCCTACAGCAGCTACGACAGCAGCAGTGTCTAGTTCTAACACAGGACAGGACAATGGTGGTACTGTTAAGGTAGATGGATTAGACGCTAACTATAATAAAATTAGTGAGACCATTACTATTGGTCAGACAGGCACTAAGTCGTTCTTCCGTGTACACCGTGCTAAGGTTGTGACTGCTGGCTCAGGCAATGATGAAAACAAGGGTGACATTAGTGTAACAGTAAATGCTAAGACTGTTGCTTATATCCCTGCTACTTACGGTCAGACACAACAGTGTGTATACACAGTACCAGCTAATCATAACGCATATGTCATGCAGATTGACGGTGGCGTAGATGAAAAAGAGA